GTGCTAGGCGGCAACCGGTCTGGGAAAACTGACCTAAACCGCGCGCTATTCGTGTGTATGGTTCTAGGCGCCGACCATCCAGATGTGCAGATATTTGCATCTATTAACGGGATCGACATTACGCGCTGGCCAACGGGTCCGGGTCTCGGTTGGTTCGTGGCGTTGTCGTCCAACGATTCGCGAGCGTACCACCGCAACGAGATTGACAAACTATTGGAGGGCTATCCGCGCAAATGGTACAACCGCAACGGGAACGGAGAGGCGAGGCTTTACATCACGGTACCGGGCCATAGCTATCCCGCCGAGATTTGGTTCAAAGCGCAGGACCAGGGGCGGCGCGCTTTCCAAGGTGCCAAGCCGCGCGTGATTTCAATTGACGAGGAAGGCGAAGATCCGGCGCTATTGGCCGAATGCGAAGCGCGCTTGATTGACCTTAGCGGTTACCTTTGGTGGTCCTTTACCCCAGGTCTGCGCGGTTTTACGTGGGCGTGGGAGCTGCTAGAAAAGCGCGGCCCAACGCCGCCGTGGGGCGTGGCTAGGTTGTACAGCTACGATAACCCACACGTTCCCGAAGCCGACGCGCGCGCGCTTGGCGGGTCGTCTGCGGCGGATCAGGCTATCCGCCAGCGTGGGGAATGGGCGAGTAAGGCGGGCCGCGTGTGGCCAGGTTTTGCGCCGTCTATCCACACTTACGACGCGACCACGCGGCTAACTCCTAGCGGCGTGGAAGTGCACCCACCAGACGATAGCGCTGATGTGTTTGTCGGATTTGACTACGGTTTCCATGCACCGAACGCCGTAGTCTTCGGGTCAATTGGACCAGACGGCGCGCTATATATTCGCGCTGAACATCAACGCACCGGGGAGTCGGTATCAGAGTTGGCGGCGGCTATTCGAGCGATGCCTAATTCGCAACGAATTGTAACCGGCTGGGGCGATCGAACCGTGGGCGGAATCCTGCGAGACTTAAGTTACACCCACAATATCCCAATTCGGGCCTATCCAGACTCCACACGCGACGAACAGATAGCTATGGTCTCTGACCTATTCGTGTTGCGCGCTAAGCGTCCGCGCGTGTGTATCGACGCCGCGGCGTGTCCCTTGCTTGTGCGCTATTTGCTTAGCTATCAGGTAGAAAGCGGACGCGACGGGGAACGAACGGAGCGGCCGGTAAAACGAGATGATCACTTGCCCGATGCCTTTCGTTATTTGGTAGCCGGTCTAGTGCGTGGATTTTTTATCGCGCCCTTGACGGAAGCCGGTTAGGCGATTGCAGGGGGGCGAATGGCCGAAGATTCCACCGCGCTAGCGCGACCGGCCGCGGGGCTATGGTCGCGCGTTATTGCCGGCGCGGTCGACATTTTCGCGGCACTGCGCGCGCCGCCGTCTTCGCCGGTGATGGCCGCGGCTGGTTCGGTTGTCGCGCAGGAATACGACGCGGAACGCGCGCTATCCGCCGCCGGGGCTAACGCGTGGGTACGCGCGGCGATTGAGCGTAAGATTGCAGCGTTGGCCGGCGTTCCGCTGTATGCATACCGCATCGAGGGCGACCGAGAGATCATTCTATCCCCGACTCCAGGCGTCGGCGCCTACGACCCGCGCGCAGCTCGTGCGCTTGCAATGCTGCGCCAGCCGTCGGCGCAAATCTCGGGAATCCGTTACCGACGCCAGGTATACGCCGATCTAGAGTTGGCTGGTAACGCCTACACTTTGATTGCAGGGGACGAGCTTATCAGGCTTCATCCCGACGCTATGCGCGCAGACGTCGACCAATACGGGCGAATCATCCAATGGCGGTGGCAACCGCCGGGAGGGTCAGAGGCGCGCATCTTGCCGGCGGCTATTCTGCACGTCGCCGGGATTAGCTGGCGGAACGATCACACAATGCCGTTGGGCGAGGCGCCAATTCGAGCAATTGACGCCGCTATCAGCACTAGCGCCAGCGCGCGTAAGATGGCGGACAACGCAGCTAAGAAAGGCCGCTATGACGCGGTCATATCCGCCAAGGCCGCTGTAAGCCCCCACGCGTTGCGCGAGATTGCGGACCGATGGGAACAAGACGCTAAAGCGGGCCGATCGGTTTTTGCATTGTCGGATGCGTTCGAGGTAACCACGTTGGGCATTAGCCCGAAAGATTTGGAATACCGGTCGATCGAGGAAATCGCGCGGAATGAGATTTCCGCTATTCTCGGTGTTCCCGGAACTGTCATGGGGACGCTTGCCGCCGCGTATGGCCAAGCCCGCCAGGAAGCCCGCACGTTTTATGAATTGCTGCGGTTGGGGCCGGCTGCATTGTTTGGCGACGAATGGTCCCGCCTGACGGGCGACCCGTCGGTGCGTATTGCTCATGATTTCTCGGCGGTCGAATCTTTGCAGGCCGCCAACCTTGATAGGCTTGAACAGGCGCGCATGCTTGTGGCCGATATGGGCGCGTCCCCGTCTGCGGCGCTTAGCTATGTGGGGCTGGAGGATGCGCCGTTCGGCAAGCCTGACCCGGCCAACGCCAGCGGCCCGCGCCCGGCCGAAGGCGCTGTAACCCAGCCCCAGGAAGCGCGCGCCGTCGCCGCTATCTCTCGAGCGTTGGCGGGAACTGCGCGCCGCGCGGAATCGGGCGCACTGTCAGCGGATGCCGAGCGCGTGCGATGGGCGGCGGCGCTAGAGGATGAAGGCTTGAACGGCGCACAAGCGGCAGCGGCGGCGGCAAAGATCGTGGCCAACTTGTCGCGGTCGGTGGGGGTTGCGCGGGCTGACGCCGCGGCGCGCGGGCGGGAGCTAGAGGGCGTGGCATTGTTGCCGGCATTTGGCGCGGATGCCGCGCGGCGTATTGTGTGCGATATTGTAGGGGGGGCGGAAAAATGACGGACGACATTGATACCGAGGAAGCGGCCGCCGAGCTTATCGCCTTTGATCGCGCAGTCGGGGAGGGGTACGCCGTCGGCTATCAGGATCGCGCCGCGGGTGAGGTTGACCCGAGCGCGCCTATGGCGTTCGTGTTTTCCTCGGAAATGCAAGCAAGCGACGGCGATATCATCGAAGCGAAATCTTGGAACCTTCGCCGATACGTGCGCAACCCTGTCGTTCTGGACGGCCACAACGTTGACCGCGTAGTCGGTCGCGCAGTTGACGTGCGCAAAGTTTTGGATGAAACGCGCAAGGGCCAGCCGTGGCGCTATCTTGCCGGGTCGATTGTGTTCGACCTTGCGGACCCTGAAGCGGCGCGAATCGCGGGCCAACACGCGCGCGGCTTCCGGTCGGCTGTTTCGGTTCGGTGGCGACCGGGGGAGCTTGTGCCGCGGTCGACGTTGCCCGTTGACCACGTATGGTATGCGGCGGCGGCTATGGGCCCGTGGGGTGTGCCGGTGGAGAGCTACGTGCATAAGCGGGCGGAATTGCTGGAGGTCTCTAGTGTTTCGATTCCCGCCGACGCGGAAGCCCTCCAGCAACGCGCCCGCGCCGCCGCTCGCGCCGCCGTTGCTGCCGCGGCTACCGAGCCGGACCGCGCCGCGCGCGCCGATATGTTGACGGCCGTTCGCACTGCGCTAGCCGATGCGGAAGCGCTCGATACGCCGGAAATCGCCGAAACCATCGCGCGGCTTTTGGTTCGTATTTCCGAGCTGCCGACGGAAGGCGGCGCAAGCGCGCGGGATTGTTTGCGCGCGATTGTGGGCGCCGAACCGGCGCGCGTTAGAGTTGCCGAAGATAGCGCGGACATGTGGGCCGCAGATGTGTTGTACCATTTCCGCCGACTGACGGCGTAGGGGGAGGGAGAATGTCGAGCGTTAACGAGTCTACCGAGCAAATCGCCCGGATCATCGCCGAAACCCGCGCCGCTTCCGCGGCCAACGAAACCGCCGTGCGCGACCTTGCGCGCGCTGTCGAGTTGCAGCGCGCAGAGGTCCAAGCAATTGCCGCTCGCGACGTCGGCAGCGACAGCGACCGCGAGACCCGCGCCCGTTTTGCGGCGGTTGATGGCGAGCAGATTAGCGGCGGTCTCGTCCGCGGCGGTGTTGTTCTCGTCGGCGGCGTTTCCGATCGACGCGGCGCCGTCACTGGTTTGCTGGAGGGGGCCCCCACCTCTGACTATCAGCGCGAGCTTCACCAGCTTGTGACCGCGCGTAACGTGATCCGCTCGGCATTTGGCGCCTATTCTACCCCGAAGCTTGACGCGCAGATTGCGCGCCACCTTAGCCACGGCGTGAAGTCGCGTATCTTCACCGATTCGGCCGGCGTCGGCGCGGAGTGGATCCCGGACAATGTGGTTCCCCAAATCGAGGAAACCGTCCGCAATTCCCCCAGTCTTGCGGCGTTGTTCCCTTCGATTCCTATGTCGTCCAACCCGCAGATTATCCCCTACGTTGGCGCGGGTCGCCCCCGCCCATATAAGGAAGCGATCCCCACGATCAATGACCCGGCCGGCACTACCCTTTCGGATACCGTCACGGGCTCGAATACCATTTCCGCCGTGCGTATGGCGGCGGCGGTCCAGCTCTATCGCGACGCTTCCGAAGACGCGGTAATGGATTCCATGTCGGTGTTGATGGCCGACATCTCCGCGGGTCTGCTTGGCGGCGTAGTGGATTGCATTGTCAACGGCGATAGCGCCGCGACTCATCAGGACGCCATCGCGTCGTGGAATCCGCGCAGCTTCTATGCGACTACGGGTGGGGCCGGTACCTCTGTTGACCATCGTCGCGGTTGGCTTGGCTTGCGCGCTGAAGCCTACGACAATTCGGCTACCACCAACGGTAACGCGGTGCAGACCGCCGCCGGCATCCAGGCCCTCATCGGGATTCTCGACGCCGCCTGTCAGGCTAAGGTCGGGGGCCCGGCCCGGGATATTGTTTTGATTGTGTCGCCGGAGGTTGCGGTCTCTAAGGTCTTCGGATTCGACGAGATTGAGACCCTCGACAAGGTTGTGAACCCCACGATTGCCGTGGGTCTCGGCGGGTTTAATTCGTTCCCCGGCGGGTTGCTCCCCGGTCAGATTGGCACGCTGTATGGATGCCCGGTCGTTCTTGAGCCGATGCTTACGGCTGATCTCGCTTCGACCGGCCTCTTTACCGGTTCCGGCGCTACCTCGGGTGTGCTTGCTATCGACCGCTCGGCTTACGAACTGCGCGTGCGGAAGGCGGCCCAGCTC